TGGTCAATATATATTTCGTTATCAGCTGCAAACACGAATGTAGTAGTTAATAAAAAACTAATTAATTTTTTCATATTTTTGCTCCCAATAACCTCTATCATAACCTATTTTTATGATTTGTAAAACTGCTTCCTCTATAGCTCTTTGTAAAGCTATAGTTACTGAGTCATTTTCTACATCACCGCCCTCTAACTCTATAAGTTCTGTACCAGCTTCTATAAACCTAAATACGTCTTGTGATCTACCGTAACTGAATATTTGTTTGTTTACTAAAACATCTATGAGTACTTCCCCTGTGGCTACGCTGACCATACGTAAAGATAAAGTAACACTATCAGTTCTGTATTGTTTACTAAGCCCTAACCCTAAATATCTAGCTCCTACACCACCACTTTTTACGTTAGTGTCGTAACCTACTACTGCTCCCTCCATTAATACGCCTGCAAATAATAACGGCATCAAAGGTTTAGCGTCATCATCATCTTGTCTAGCAGAACGTATCAACTGTCTTTCTTTAGTTAAGTTATCTAGCCCTACTCTTTCAGCTACCCTAAAAAACTCACCTTCAGCGGTGTGTTTTAAAGAACGTATTAATAAATGACTAGGTGCTTGAGTGATAGCACTACTAAATAAAGCAAACTCACTATTACTTTTACGTTGACCAGTTTGATCGGTAAAACTATTAGGGTAAACAGCTACAACTATAGGGCTTTTAGGTGGGTCTATTAATAATAATTCTTCTGACTGTATTTCTAAAATTTTAGGTAAGTTTTCTAAATACGGTTCTCTTTCTACACATTTTCTATAAACTGTGCCTTCTAAGACAGTCTTGTATTTTATGCACTTACCTTTTTGTTCAAACTCTTGTAGTACGGGTGAAACGCTACAGCTAGAAACTAAAATCACCAATAGGTAACTGTATCGTTGTAATATTTCCATCTGGGTCTGTTATAGTTAAAGTTATTATACCGTCTTCAATACTGTACTCTATGGTGTTACCCTCTAGTTCTAGAGTGCCTTCTGTACTAGGAGTTTCACCGAATAAATTTTCTACTAATTGTCTAGAGAGTTGTGCATAGATACGACTCTCTAAATTCCTTATAAAACGAGCTAGAGTTGTGTTTTCTTTATCTCTTTCTATTTGTTCTTGTAGAGCTTTAAGTTCTTCTTTAATACTCATTTTACGGTTAAACTCTTGGTTTTCTATCGTAAGGTAATGAGAGCTAGTGTTTACACCACTAAAGCTTGGGTTTTTAAATTTAAACGTTATGGTGTCTGCCTGAACGTTTACACAAACTATACCAATAAACGTGACTACAGCCCAAGCTATAACTATTTTGTAGTGCAGTGGTAACTTAATCTTTTCTTTGGTCATCTCTATCCGCCTTAGCTATTTTATTACTATCAATTAATTGTGGAACTCCTAGTATGGTTTTAATTAAAGTGTCTTGTCTAATAATCTCATTATCTAAACTACGTATTCTATCTATTAACGCTACTAAAATACCGTGTTGACTATCAAGTTTTGTGCCTAATCTTTCTTCTATTGCTGCGATTTGACCTTCTACTTTTTCATCAACGGTGTCTAATTTAGTTTCCATACCGTCAACTATACGCATAATTAGTTTATATATAAACCAACCTAGACCTAGTGCTGCTGCTATAGGGAACCCAACTTCTTGGATAACAGTTACAGCAGACTCCATACTTAACTTTTCTTAGTCTTACTACGTTTTACTCTAACAGTTTTATAAGCTTCATTTTTAGCTGTGCTTGGGTCATCAGCTACGTACCTACCTTTATCGTCTCTAGCACGTACTTCTTCAGTTTTTATAATACCTATTTTACCTAAAGTTTTAGTTAGCCAGTTCATTTTCCACCTCTTCTGTTTTTTCTTCTACAGTTTCTTTAGTTGATTCTATAAATAAAGTTTCAAAACCTTTTACGCTCATATTTATTTGATCTAATTGAAACTGTAGTTTACTTCTTTTTTCTATTAAATCAAGTAGTTGATTGTGATAGTATTTGCTATTATCACTTAGTTCGCTATACTCTAGCTCTTTATCGCCAACTTTGACGACGGGGGTATCGTTTTTATTTTCCATAGTTCCTCCTTAAGAACTTAATGTTTTTAATACAGATGTAGGCGTTACTTTTTTAGCTATGCTTGCATCAATACTTGCTTTTAGGGCAGTTACTTCGTCAGCACCTAGAGCTGATTCTACCCAACCTTGCACATCACTAGCTTTTAGACTTGACCAATTAATAAAACTAGATAAATCATCTGTACTAAGGTTTTGACTACCATAAACTACAGCAGTTTGTGGATTACCATCTGAATCTTTATTAGTATCATCAGTTCCAGTAAGTTGCCAATGTACATTATGTACAACATTAGACTTACCACTTTTTGATGGGTATGTATCACATCTGCTTACATCCCAAGTATAAGATATTGCCATATTATTTCTCCTTTAAAATTGCAATTTCACTTTTTAGTGAATCTATTTGTTCTTGTTGTTCTTGCATACCTTTTACTAGGTGCGTAACTAGTTTACTATAATCCATTTGATAATACTCATTATCATCTTGAACTACAGCGTTAGGCACTAGTTTTTCAACTTCTTGTGCTATTAAACCTTCATCAGATATACCTGTTTCTTTCCAGCTATAAGATACTGGGTTTAATTCGTTTATAACTTCTAAACCTCTAGCTTCACCAGTAACATCTTTTAACCTAGCATCTGAAGAAGTATTATAAGTTGTATTGCTACCGTCAGTAGTTATACTACCTTTAGCGTTAGCCTCTACTAAAAAAGTCATATGCGTAGTGGCACCAGCATCACTTGAATTTATACCTACACCTTTTTCACTTGAACCTGAAGCAAAATTAACTGAAAATCTATTAGTTCCTATTTGACTAGTTCTATTAACCATTACATTTTGACCGCTATCTATACGCATAGCTTCTGATGCATTAACAGTAACTCTTAAACTGTTATCACTATGAAGATATTGTAGTCTACCGACATCAGCATCCTCTGGATCAGAAAATGATAAACTTGAACTTTGAACATTAGATGCTAAGATACTTACATCGCAAGCACCGTTCCTTTCAAACTGTGCTACATATCTACTAGCTAAACTATAACTAGCTGAAGCATTAGTTTTAGCTACATGAAATGCAGTATCTGGTGCTGATGTACCTATACCTACATCTCCACTATTAGTGATACGCATTCTTTCTGCTGCACTATCACCTCCGTCAGTGGTTGTGTAAAAAGCTAGTCTTCCTGGTGTATCATCAGCACCTGGAGTTCCGTCTACTCTTGCATCAATTTTCGCGGCATGAGAAACAAAATCACTCCCGTCAGCTGCTGCAAAAACTATTGAACCTAATGTATCTCCATCCTGGACAATAGTATTACTACCTATAGTTCCGTTTCTTGATTTTACAAAATTAATAGATGCTGTGCCGTTGTTAGCACTAAATCTTCCTAGGGTAAGTATCGTATCTGAATTACCTGTACCTAATACTTGTGCTGCACCAGTTCCACCAGTGGTAGTTACTGCTGCCGTAGCACCTACTACTAATCGACCTGAAGAATCAATACGCAATCTTTCTGCTCCTGCTGTGTTTATACCTACTTCATTAGCAGCAACTTCGTTTATATAAGTATCATTTCCACCATCAAGATAAAGAATCTTTGTAGGTTGTAATATTAAATCTGTATCAACTCTAATATCACCTGTTACATGTAGCATTTCAGCAGGACTTGAAGTTCCTATGCCAACTTTTCCATCTGAACTAACCCTAAATCTTTCTGTATATGTTCCATCTTCTGCTGGTTGTATAACAAATGCACCATCAACTTTTGTTGAAGGCATGGCATCTGCTTCAAATCCTAATCTTCCATAACTATCAACACCACCACTTATTCTGTCTCCTCTAAAATCAATAAATGGTCCAAACCCAACAGCAGGTGTTCCTGAAGATGAGGCTTCTATTCTCATAACTTCTACTTCTGCATTGGTTGTAGATGAATCAAGAGCAACATGAAGTCTATCAGCAGGACTTGAAGTCCCTATACCGATATTTCCTGAGGAATCAATACGCATTCTTTCTGTATTACCAGTAAGCATTGTAATAATGCCATTGTCATTTAAAACAATTTCAGTATCTGGAGTGTCATCATCACTATCAGCTAAAACCAAATGACCATTACCTGAACCATCGTTAAAAATATTAAACTCTCTAGTATCACTATCTTCTACTAATTTTATGTGTGGTGCTGCATTTGTACCTGTTGCTGCTATCTCTAATTTACCTGTAGGACTTGCAGTTCCTATACCAACTTTACCATCTTTATCTATTCTCATCTGCTCTGAAAGTGTGCCTGAACTTGCAGTTTTGAAAGCTAAAATACCACTTGTTGCATCTGAAACTGTTTTAGATTGTATTTGACCAATCTCTGTACTTGAACTTTTAAAAGTAAGATTTGTTCCTCTGCCATCAACAGATGCAGAACTATTTTGTAATAATAATGTT